ACTTAAAACAGCTAGCAAAGCGCAGGAAGGAGCAGATCTGGCAGAGAAAATTAACTTGCCATTGATTCCCTGGCAGCGTTGGGTACTAGATGATCTATTGTCCATAGACGCATCGGGTGCGTTCTTAAAGAAATCAGCCCTCGTGCTAGTTGCAAGACAGAATGGCAAGACTCACCTGGCGCGTATGCTCATATTAAGCCATTTGTACTTATGGGGTTCTAAAAATGTACTTGGCATGTCCTCTAACCGAAATATGGCATTAGATACCTTTAGGCAAGTGGCTTATACGATAGAGGACAACGAATTCTTGTCTAAACAAGTACGCCAGATTAGATTAGCCAATGGCCAAGAATCTATTGTGCTTTTAAATGGCGCTCGCTATGAGATTGCAGCAGCTACCAGAGACGCACCTCGTGGAAAGACTGCCGATTTTCTTTATCTTGATGAACTTCGCGAGTGGTCGGAAGAAGCGTTTACCGCAGCCCTGCCAGTTACTCGTGCAAGACCTAATGCTATGACTTTAATGACAAGTAATGCGGGCGATGGCTTTAGTACCGTGTTAAATGATTTAAAAGAACGCTGTATGTCGTACCCGCCTGCCAATTTGGGTTATTACGAGTACAGCGCACCGCAACATTGCAAAATACATGATCGCAAAGCGTGGGCTTTGGCTAATCCAGCCCTGGGCCATTTAATAACCGAGCAGACTTTGGAAGAATCGGTAAATACAAACAGTGTTGAAGCTACACGCACCGAGATGCTTTGCCAATGGGTAGATAGCGCTGTCAGCCCATGGGTTTATGGATCAATTGAGGCTTGTAGCGACAGTAATCTTGAAATACCTGTTGGGCCACAAACCATTATGGCATTTGATATTGCACCGACTCGAAGATCGGGCGCTCTCGTAATGGGCCAAATGAAAGACGGCAAGATCGCGGTAGGTTTGGCGCAATTATGGACCAGTGAAGTAGCTGTAGATGAAACTAAGATGGCAAGCGATATAAATGAGTGGGCTCGTAAATATCACCCGACTTTAATCTGCTATGACAAGTATGCCACGCAAACTTTGGCCACAAAATTGGAGCAAAGTGGTTGGCGCATGCAAGATGTGTCGGGCCAAGCCTTTTACCAGGCATGTAGCGATCTATCTGATGCTTTGGCAAACGGAAGACTTGTGCATTCTGGCCAGGCAGACCTTGTACAACACCTAAATAACTGTGCAGCTAAAACAAATGATGCGGGCTGGAGAATTATTCGTAGAAAATCCGCAGGCGATGTCACAGCCGCCATTTCGCTGGCTATGGTTACAAGCGAATTAACTAAACCACAAAGAACGGCACAAATTATTGTCTAACTTGCACTATTTGTCCGTTTTTAGTATATTATGTAGATATGGGTTTATTGTCTGCTTTGGGTATAACCAAAAATAAAGAATCGGTCCAAGCGCAATACGCCCCTGCCATTATGGACACAGCTTATGGCTACGGTTCATTTACAACTGGTGTCGGTAATTTCCCTGGCGGTTTAGATCGCAACTTTGCCATGCAAGTCCCTGCAGTTAGTCGTTGCAGAAACTTAATCGCTGGTGTAGTTTCTTATCTACCGCTTAAGCTTTACAAAAAGTCAAGTGGTGAGGTACTGGGGAGTCCTCTTTGGTTAGAACAACCAGACTATCGGCAGCCACGATCCGTCACTATCAGCTGGACTGTCGATAGCCTCCTCTTTTACGGAGTCGCTTATTGGCGTATTACGGAATTGTATGCCGATGATTTAAGACCATCACGTTTTGAATGGGTGGCAAACAATCGCGTCACATTTACAACAAATAAATTTGGCACCGAGGTCAATGAATATTATGTCGATGGTGTTTTATGTCCCATGTCTGGTATTGGCTCACTTGTTACATTTCAAGGATTAACACAAGGCGTTTTGCAAACAGCAGCACGTACAATTCAAAGCGCATTAGATATTGAAAAGGCCGCAGCTGTATCTGCACAAACTCCAATGCCGTCTGGATATATTAAGAACACAGGAGCAGACTTACCAGAGCAACAAGTATCTGGTTTATTGGCACAATGGAAGCAAAGTAGATTAAATAGATCGACAGCGTACTTAACTAGCACGTTAAGTTATGAAACCACAGGATTTTCACCTAAAGACATGATGTACAACGAGGCTCAACAGTATTTAGCAACACAGGTGGCCAGGGCCATGAACGTACCTGCTTACTACATTAGTGCAGATATGAATAACTCAATGACTTATCAAAATATTATTGATGGGCGTAAAGAATTTGTGGCTTATTCTTTACAACCGTTTATTTGCGCAATTGAAGACAGACTTAGCATGGATGATATTACGCGCCGAGGCCACGTTGTTAAATTTGCAATCGAGGAATCCTTCTTACGTGCCGACACAATGAAGCGTCTAGAAGCAATAGAAAAAATGCTGGCACTTGGTTTAATAGATGTAGAAGACGCAAAAGAAATGGAAAACATGACACCCAACGGAAGCGAAATAGAAGATGATACTTACATTCAGTAGTCAGATAGAAAGCGCAGATGGCGAACGAAGAATTATTGCGGGCAAAATTGTGCCCTACGAACAAGTGGGCAATACTTCCGTTGGCAAAGTTGTATTCGCTAAAGATTCAATAGAAATAGGCGATCCTGGCAAAGTAAAAATGCTTATGCAGCACCGCCCAGAAAAGCCAATTGGTAGAATGCAAAATTTCAATAAAGCCGAAGACGGCATTTACGCATCATTTAAAATTAGCGCAAGCATGCAAGGCCAAGATGCTTTGATCCTCGCTGGAGAACAATTAATTGATGGGTTATCTGTTGGAGTAGACGTAAACAAGTCAATACAGAAAAAAGATTATTTATATGTAACAAGCGCCACCCTCCGCGAAGTCAGTCTGGTCGAATCACCAGCATTTACGGCTGCGCAAGTAACTAAAGTTGCTGCTAGCGAAAGCGAAGCAGAGGACACAAATCAAACAAAAGAAAGCGAGGCTCCTGTGGAAGATTTAGCAACAGCGCCACAAGAAGCAAAGGCAGAGGCTGCTACTCCTACAGTAGAAGCTGCTCGCCCAGTTATTACCGCACCACTAATCCAAACAACCATCCGCACGCCAATTACATCTATGGCAGCTTATACAGAGCACAAGATTAAGGCCGCATTGGGCAATGAAGATTCAAAGCTATATGTAACAGCTGCAGATGATTCATTTTCAACCAACCCAGCATTTAATCCAACTCAGTATCTAAGCGAGTTCGTAACTAATACACGCTTTGGCACGCCAGCAATTGATGCTTGCTCACAAGGCACACTTCCTACAAGTGGCATGACAATCTCAGTACCATCACTTGTTACATCCGTTGGTGGTGGAAACGGAGTTGCGCCAGAGGTAACCGTAGAAGCAGAAGCAGGTGCAGTTCAAAATACAGGTATGGAAACACAGTATTTGACAGCAACAGTTTCTAAGTATTCAGGCATGAATACACTAAGCGTTGAGCTCCTTGAGCGTTCAGATCCAAACTTTTATGCAGAACTCACTAAGCAACTTGAGTATGCATACTTGAAACGCTTAGATCAAACTGTATTAGCAGCGTTGATTCAAGCATCTGCCAACGCAACAAACACAACTGCAGACTTAGATGGAATTATTGATTTCGCAGCCGAATCAGCAGAAAACATTTACAAGAACACTGGCTACTTTGCACAGAATTACATTGCTAACCCAGCACAATGGGGCGCACTAATTTCTGCACAAGACACCACAAAGCGCCCAGTATTTACAGCGCTTCAACCAATGAACGCAGCTGGTCAGGTATCAGTTGGATCTATTCGTGGAAATGTATTAGGACTTGATCTATACGTAGACAAGAACTTCACTGCATCTACATTTGATGATGATTCAGCAATCATTCTTGCACCTGAGGCATTTACTGTATATCGCTCAGCACAAAACTTTATGTCTGTAAATGTAGTGTCAAATCTACAAGTACAGGTTGCAATTTATGGCTACATGGCGACACTTGCCAAGATGCCTAACGGTATTTATAAGTTCAAAAAGACCTGATAAAACCCGTTAACCAATAAGTAATCCCCTGGGGTTTAGTAGCCCTAGCCCTGGGGGAGCTTTTAATAGAAAGAGTACAGATGGCAGCCACCTACGTCACCGAAGCAGAATTGCGTTCAAATTTGGGTATTGGCTCTCTTTATTCATCGGCTACAGTTGAGGAAGTCTGTCAAACAGCGCAAGACTTACTCAATCAATATTTATGGTTTAACGATGCACCTGTAGTAGCTGCTGGATTACAAAGCAACGTTGCTACTTTAGTATTAGCCAATCCAGGCATATATGTTAAAGGCCAAACAATATCAATTGAAGGTTGTGGCTCTACTTACGGTGGATCGCACACTATTACGGGTACCATACCTGGCATTACAATACCTGTATCTATATCAACAGCATTCTGGTCATTCTTTACCAATTACTCATTCCCTAACGGCTACAGCTTTATTCAATTTGCTAAAACACACGCAGACGATCCATTTCATAAAATATTGCCATACGGCAAAGCATCTGGCCAAGATACAAAAGAAGATGATTACAGTGCGATCCCAGCTATAAGAGAGGCGGCAATGGTACTGGCGGTGGACATTTTTCAAGCCAGACAAGTCAGCCAAACTGGGGGCGTAGGCATGGATGGGATATCTGCAAGTCCTTATCGCATGGGTTACCAGATGATCAATAGGATCAGAGGCCTCATCCAGCCTTACGCTGCACCAGCATCTTTGGTCGGCTAATGCCAGCAGCAATTACCACATTACGTGGCACATTAGCGACAGCCCTAGCCAATGCAGGCGTGTGGTCTACCTTTGCTTTCCCACCAGCCACATTGCTGGCCAATGCGGTAGTTATTACTCCGTCAGATCCATATTTGGTTCCGAGCAATAACACACAGACTGCTATATCACCTTTAGCCAATTTCAAACTTTTAATAACAAAGCCAGCATTCGATAATCAAGGCAACCTTAATGGGATGGAAGATTATATTGTGGCTGTAGTAGCAAAGTTAGCAGCATCAACGCTGACATCAAACATATCAAGTGTCTCAGCTCCAGCGATCGTTAATGCAGCCAGTGGCGATCTATTGGTTAGCGAGATAACAGTATCAATCCTAACGAGTTGGAGTTAAAATGAGCAATCAAGAAGATATTGCCTGGCTTATTAAGACAGGTCAGATCAAGGAAGCACCAAGCAAGCCACACACCAAGAAGGATGAGGAATAACAATGGCCATATATCTAAATAACAAAGTAGGCGTTAAATTGGCTACTGCCGCAGCGCCTACCACACCATCAATTGACATCAGTGCGTATGTAACGAGCGCTGTAATTAATCAAATCGTAGATGAATTAGAAGTGACAGCAATGGGTGATACCGCTCATAAATTTGTGGCTGGTCTGCAATCAGGCACATTCACAATCGACTTTATCAATGACTGGGCTGCTAGCCAGGTTATGCAAACACTAAATGATGCGTTTGGTCAAACACTGTCAGTTTCAGCGATTACAGTAAAAGGCACAGCCGTATCAGCTGCAAACCCAACTTATCAATTTTCAATTTTGGTGAACAACCTTACCCCACTGGGTACAGGCGGCGTCTCAGAGATCGCTACATCTTCAGTAACCTTTACGCTAAACTCCGCAGTAACAGTGTCCCCATCGGTGGCATTTTAATTAAGGAGTAATAATGGCAAAGCTAAAGATAACAAGGGCTAATGGTGAAGTATCAGAACACAAGATCACACCAGGTGTCGAGTACGCTTTCGAGTTAAAGTATGGGTCAGGTATTAGCAAGGTCTTGCGTGAGCATGAACGTCAAACAGAGATATTCTGGCTGGCTTATGAATGCTTGCGCAGGGCTGGCGCTCAAATACCTTTATGGGGAATTGAGTTTATTGACAGTTTAGAAACTGTCGAGGTATTAGACGAAGAAAAAAAATAGTTGAGCGGTCATCTATTGTCTACACTATTGCACAATTAGCAGTAGAGACTGGAATACCGCCTAGCGAATTTATCGAAATGGATACCGAAATGTATCTAGCGATAATCCAAGTATTGACAGATAGAGCCAAGGAGATCAGAAATGCCAGTAGAGGTCGTAGGCGTTAAAGATGTCCTAAATGGTTTAAGTTTTTTTGATGAAGATTTGCGTTTGCGTGTTAGTAGGGCAATAGATCCATTAATGCGACAAGTGGCAAACAAAGCAAAGGGATTTGTGCCCAATAATGGTGAAGTTTTATCTGGGTGGTCTAAAGAAATAACTTCCCCTATTAATTACAAGCCATTTCCTAAATATGATGCTAGTGCCGCAAAAGCAGGTATTGGATACAATCCTGGCAAAAATACAGCTAACAAAAATGGCTGGCAAGTTAGCCAATATGTTTACAATGTTAGCAGGTCAGGATCTATATATGAGACCGCTGGCCGTTTAAACCCACAAGGTAGAGCACCTTTTCAAATGACACCATCTAAAGGCGCAAGCGGCACATACACCAAAAGGTCAGCAAAAAGCCGAGCATTTGAAGAATATAAATCCAATAATCCATTTGCTAGCCAGCAGTTTATAGCTGCATTAGAGCCAGTTACTAAGCCAAAGCGAATCCCTGGTGCACCTGGTGTTGGTGGTCGCAAGATGCAAGGTCGCTTAATTTACAAAGTTTGGGCGCAAGATAGCATCAAGGTTTACGAAGCAATACTAAAAGCTATTGATGGATCAGCCGTGGAGTTTACACGTAGGACTAAAATTAAGAAGGCAGCATAATGGCTAATATCTATGTAGCAGCGCAATCGACCTGGAATGGTAAAGCCTTAAAAAAGGCCAAAAAAGATATAACTGTATTTGACCAACAAGTTAAAACATTAGGCAAAACATTTGCGGGCGTTTTTGGTGCAAGGGCGTTATTTAATTATGGTAAGAATGCAGTTAAAGCATTTGCAGCCGATGAAGCAGCCGCTAAAGCATTAGAGTTACAATTAAAAAACACTGGCAATCAATTTTCAGCACCTGCTGTAGAAATGTATATAGCCAACCTGCAAAAAACTACAGGCGTTATAGATGACCAATTAAGGCCAGCGTTTCAACAATTACTAACTGTTACTGAATCGGTAGTCCTTAGTCAAGCTGCTTTAGATACAGCATTAAATGTCAGTGCAGCCACAGGTAAATCATTAACTGAGGTAGCAGCAGCATTAAGCAAAGGATATGCGGGCAACACCACAGCATTAACTAGATTAGGTGCAGGTTTAGACAAAGCCACTTTAAAGAGTGGCGATATGAACAAAATACTTGATGAACTAAACAAAAAGTTTGCAGGTCAAGCACAAGCAAGATTAACTACCTATGCTGGCAAATTAGATTTAATAAATGTATCTGCTGAGAATGCAAAGGAAACTATAGGTAAAGGCTTATTAGATGCTTTAACAATTATTAGCAAAGATAAGAGCATCTCAAACCTAACAGGCGACTTTGAAAAACTATCTGCTGGCATAGCAGGTACTATTGTAGATTTAGCAAACTTGATCGCTAAATTGCAACAAATCCCAGGACTTAGTTTTGTTTTTGATGTAAAAAATATACCTGTAGTTGGTTCTTATTTAGATTATCTAATGAGCAGAGGTGGCCAGGCACAGAGCTTTACAGGCACACCATTCGGTCAAGCGGGATCATCTTCAGAAGCAGTTAGAATTGCTGAGCAAAAACGCATAAAAGATGCTGCTAAATTACGTGCCACAGAAAACGCTTTAATTAAAGAAAAAAATGCATTAGAAGATTTAAAAAAGAAATACGATGTTGAGCGTATAGGCTTGATGCTAGCGCTAAATCAGGCAACCGATGAAGAGACTCGCATACGTATTGCTGAGAAGTTAGCGATTCTAGATGGCAACGCAGCTAAGGCTCAGCAATATTTAGCAGATACAGAATTAACATTTCAGACAAATCAACTGGCCAAGTCTATAAACAATGCAGCATTAGCAGCCGATTCATTCTCAACCTTTGCTATGGGTGCAATTCAACGTGGCGAATATGCAGATGTTTACAAAAACATCAGTAACGTACCTACTCAAAGCGCTGGCGGTGCTATGCAATTACCAAGTGCTGCATCAACTTTTGCTATGGGCGGTGTACAACGTGGCGAATATTCCGATGTAACTGTAAATGTCAATGCTGGCACAATAGTTTCAGATCAAGAATTACAAGGACTTATTACCGACACTGTACGCGTAGCATTAAAGTCGGGTAATAAATTATTACCAGCAGGATCTATAACCTAATGGCTGTACCTACAATTAATGCGGTAATCAACTTTTCTACTGGGCCAAGTTTTGCCCAAGCGATGATATTAGATACAGGCATCTTAGATGTTAATATATTGTCTGATTCAACTGCAATTATTGTAGATGTATCTGATCGTATAAATTATATTCAAACTAATCGGGGTCGCAACGCGTTAGTAGATCAATTTCAAACAGGCCAACTTACATTACGTATTGTGGATCAAAATGGCGATTTCAACCCAACTAACCCACTAAGCCCATACAGCCCTTATTTGACACCAATGAAAAAAGTACAAATAAGCGCTACATATGCTGGCAACACATACAGCTTATTTTCAGGTTTTATTACATCCTATGTAAACACTCAGCCAAAGGATGCAACAGAGGTTGCTTATACAACTATACAAGCTGTAGATGCTTTTAGATTATTTCAAAATGCTCAAATATCAACAGTCGCAGGTGCTACTGCTGGTGATTTATCAGGCACGCGCATCAATCAGATATTAGATCAGATCGATTGGCCAGCAACCATGCGGGATGTTGATGCAGGCTTGACAACTTTACAAAATGACCCAGGCACAGCGCGTACATCGCTTGCAGCTATGCAAACTGTTGCAGATTCAGAATATGGCGCTATATATGTCAATACAGATGGTGAGTTGGTATTCCAAGATAGATCAGTAACCGCTGGCTCAATAGGTGGGACAATAACTACCTTCAATGACAATGGCACAGGTATCCCTTATGCCAACGCTATGTGGAAATTAGATGACACTTTAATCTTTAATTCTGCCCAAATTAGCCGTATAGGTGGCTCACCACAAACGGCCATTAACCAAGCATCTATTGACAAGTATTTTATTCACAGCTACAACCTACAAGACCTGCTAATGCAGACCGATGCTGTGGCCCTAGATTATGCCCAGGCTTATGTTGCCAGCCGTGCCGAAACTAGTGTGCGATGCGATGGAATCGAATTGGACTTATATACCAATAATTACAACTCAGGCATCCTTGCAGCTTTAGAGTTAGATTTTTTTGATCCAATCCGAGTGGTTACCACCCAGCCTGGTGGCTCTACCCTGGACAAAACATTACAAATCTTTGGGGTGGCCAACACCATCACACCAAACAGCTTTAGGGTCTTCTTTACGACTTTAGAACCCGTAATCGATGCCCTGATTCTAAATAACAATATATACGGCACTTTAGACTATAATGTGCTTAGTTACTAAGGAGTAAAAATGGCAGCAGGCTTAGGGTTTAAAGATTTTACTACAGGCGAGGTATTAACCGCAGCTGACGTAGATGGTTATTTAATGCAAGGTATCTGGGTGTTTGCTAACGCAGCAGCTAGAGATGCCGCAGTAACCTCACCACAAGAAGGTAATGCGTGTTATCTTAAAGATACAGACGTTATACAAGTTTATACAGGATCAGCCTGGGCAGCACAAAGCGCATCCAATCCTATATCTGCAAATATTGTAGATGCAAAAGGTGATTTAATTGTTGGCACAGCAGCAGACACAGTTGCAAGATTAGCAAGTTCAGCAAGCAATGGAAATGTCCTAACAGTCGATACTTCAACAGCATCGGGATTAAAATGGGCAGCACCTGCTGGTGGTGGAAAAGTTTTACAAGTAATTCAAGATACTTTAACAAGTGATTACACTACAACATCAAGCAGTTATTCTGATACTGGATTAACTGTAAGTATAACTCCATCATCAGCTAGTTCAAAAGTTTTAATTATAGTTGCAGGAAGTGCTTACAATTATGCTCCAAGTGGAGGCAATACAGCTGGATTATCTTATTTTCAACTAGTAAGAGATTCAACTGCATTACAAAATACGAATGTTGGTCGCTATAATATGTCAGCAACTTATAATGGTGGTATTTACGGCACAGTTGGACTTTGTCATTTAGATAGTCCAGCCACAACATCTGCCACAACTTACAAAGTTCAAGGACTAAATAATGATTCTGCTTCTACTACTTTGTCTGGCTCAGCAACAAATATGGCAAGCATTATAGTTATGGAAATAGGTGCATAATGGAGATTATTTATATAGTACAAGCAATTAAAAAATTAAGACCAAATTCTGAATTTTCATTTAGAGGTGAAGATTATTCTGAAATTAATTGGATTGTTTTGGAAGGTAATCCACCAACTTACAAAGAAATTACTGATGCGATTAAATTAGTTAAAAAAGAGGAAATTGCAGACAATGAAGCAAAGGCGCAAGCCAAAGCAGCATTACTTGATCGTTTAGGCATTACTGAGGATGAAGCCAAACTCTTACTGAGTTAGCACAATCTTAGGGAAGTGTGTCGATTTGAAACCAAAGTTATGTGCAGCTGGTGTGCAGTTAAGAGATCAAGTTGATACGTGGTTTCCAGATAGGCGTACTGCCAGTGATGGGTGGTTGGGCGATAGCCGTCATGCCACCAGAAAATCGGATCATAATCCAGACGGAATATGGGTTAGAG